AGGCAGAAATTCGTGCGCAGTTCGATACGAACGTTTTCGGCCTGTTTGCCATGACGCGCGCGGTACTTCCGCTGATGCGCGAGCAGCGCAAGGGCAACATCCTCAATATCACGTCGGTCGCTGGCCTGATCGGTTATCCGGGGTCGGGCTACTACGCCGCTTCGAAGCATGCGGTCGAGGGCTGGTCAGACGCGCTGCGCGCCGAGGTGCTTCCACTGGGGATTGGCGTCAGCTGCGTCGAGCCTGGCCCGTTTCGCACGGATTGGGCAGGCCGCTCCCTGCGCCAGACAACGAGCGGGATTGCTGATTACGCCGATACGGCGGCAAAGCGCCTGGCCGTCACCAAAGAAACCAGCGGCGCGCAGACCGGTGACCCGGTCAAGGCCGCGCAGGCCATGGTCACGATTGCGAACGGCGCCGAGGCGCCGCGGCATCTCGTGCTGGGCGCCTGGGGCTTAGATGCCGTTGTCGAGCGCCTGCAGGAACGCGTTCGCGACATTTCGATGCAGCGTGATCTGAGCGTGTCTGCCGACTTTGATGACGGGGCATGACCCTTTTTAATTGACGAGCAACTTTCTCATATCTCGTTTTGGAGAATCTAATGAAACCCTATGTTATTTGCCACATGATGTCGTCCATCGACGGCCACGCGCTGACCGACGGCTGGGATCGGCCCTTCAAGAAAGCCGCAGGCGAGCTGTATGAAAAGCTCGCGGCGACGTTCGACTTCGATGGCTGGATTTGCGGCCGCACGACCATGGAAGAAATCGCCCATGGCGAAGGCTATCCAAAAGGATTGGCGAAGGAGCCGATCCCACGTACGCCCTATTTCGCCAAGCGTGATGCGAAGACCTACGCCATTGCGATCGATGGTCACGGCAAGGTTGCCTGGAAGAGCAATGAGGCACTCGGCTCCCACGTCGTTGCGGTTCTGACGGAAGCCGTGTCGGACGACTATCTGGCCTATTTGCAGTCGATCGAAGTGTCGTATTTTTTCGCCGGTAAAACCGATATCGATCTGGCGCAGGTCGTGCAGACCCTGGCCCATGAGCTGGGCACGAAGCGACTGATCGTCGAAGGTGGGCCTCACGTCAGCGGCTCGTTCGTCAATGCTGGCCTGGTCGATGAAGTCAGCGTGTTGATACTGCCGCTGGTCGACGGGCGTGGCCATCATCCTGCGTCGTTTGAAATCGCTGAAGATTCCTGGAAGCAGCCGAGTTACCTGAAACTCGATTCGGCAGAGGTTCAGGACGGTGGCGGCGTGTGGCTGCGTTACAAGCGGTCGTGATGCGTCTGTAGATCATCAGGGCCGGCCAGGAATCATGTGCGCTTCTTGCGAAGTTGCTTGCCCAGAGCGATTCCTGGCTTCTCGACGTAGTGGTATGCCATGCCAGACAGCGCCAGAGTGACCAGCGCCAGCACCGCAATGAACATCCAGTAGATCGACACCGACATGTCAGCCGCTACATCTTTGCCGAGAACGAAATTGATCGCCACAAACAGCACGATACCGTGGATTAAATAGATGCCGTAAGCGAGTTCGCCGAGCCTGTGAGACGTCGGTAACGAGAACAGACCAAACATATCGGCACCACCGGCAATCACGCAAAAGGCGGTGATCAGCGCGATACACGGCGCAATCTTCAGCAGATTATCGAATTGAAGGGCTGCAGCAAAGCAAAGCAGCACCAATACCGATGCCACCTTTTTTTCACAGAATCGCGTAAATCTGGGATCACGAACCAGATACGCGGCCAGGATGCCTCCTACAAATACGGCTGCGAATCGAATATTTAATCCGATCCGCCAGCCGATCATCAGCGCTGCGGCCGAGACCAGCAACAAGAGCCAACGCGGACGTTGCCCCACGGCCAGCGAAATCAACGGCAGAGCCAGATAGAAACACCACTCGTAGCGGAGCGACCACGTCACGCCAGCCATGATGAGCCAGGAATCGGTGTGGCCGTTGAGTGGGGCTGCAGCAGGAATGGTGAATAACAACCACTTGGCGACGGCGAGGAAAATCGCCTGCAAGCTTTCGACGACGCGCCAGTCTGACAGATAGGCAACGGTTAAAAATACAAATACCAGGACCACATAATAAAGCGGCGCAATACGGAAAAAACGGCCGATGAAAAATGCTTTCCAGTCAAACCTGCGTTCTCGCGCATTCAGTAGTTTGTCATAGAATAAAAAACTCGTAATCATGAAAAACATGAGAACGCTGGCCTGGCCGAGAGGTCCGTACAAATTTGGCCGAGGCACATCCCATTTGCCTGTCTGGACTAGTACAAACCACATGCACGCATGGTGCAACATCACGAAGAGTGCGAGATAGCCACGCAAACCATTGATCGTGGCAAACCGCATCGGAGGAGGAATTTTGCCTTCGAATACGAACGTGATTTTGATCGCCAAGAATGCCAACAGCGTTAAAGCTACAGCGAAGACAGGGTTAGAAATATTCATATAATTGGCAAAGTTGGCTACTTTACAATTATATATGGTGGTGTGATGCGAGCGCCCGCTTCGACCTGCCCCCCATCTTGCGCGAACCTCTAGCCGGCGCTGGCCTTCAGTCGATCGCTCTTGCCGGGAGAACTCCATCTCGGCACAGCCTCGCGCGAAGGTATGCCGGAAAACGCGGACGCGTTGTGCGCCGGGCTGACTCAAGTCAGCATGTGCGAGCCCTGAAGCTTATGCAGGCCGCGAACGTCAGCGCTTTGCCTGCGGTTGCCTCACTGCGTCATAGAAATAACCTTGCCAAAACACGACGATCTTTTCTCTCTCTTTTAAAAACGCTTCAGTACAGTCCAAGTCGACTACCGTGACGATGTCAGGCAAACCGAGACCGCCGACTCGAGCGTGATAGCCCTCACGCACGTACTTGGCTGCGTCATGGCGGCGACGCGTCAATTTTGGTGCACGGCAAGGCTCTCCATTGAACATGACGCTGTCACGCCGAACAATCAGAACCTTGCCGACCAGCGCCACAGCTTGCTGATCAGTCAGCGAGGCGATGTCAGCCGAATCCAGGACTTTAGTCAGCGTCCATGTCCCAAGAATGTCGGCGTCCTTTTCTGGCTTCTTGGCATGCGCTGTATGGGCGACGAAGGCAAACAAGGTAGTCACGACAGCCAATCTTCCAACGATGGGTAAAAACGACATATTCGGCTCCTTGGTTTATTGTTTTGCCATCGCGGCGGATTTGGCAGCTGCGTCAAACGGCGCACTCTCTTCTGCGCGGCGCGCAATCAGGCCTCGCGCCACCATACTTTTGCCGTTCACGCGTGCTGATGTCATTGTGCGAATTTGACGAGCAGCTTCAGCTAAACGGCCAGTGTCTACCAACGAGTACACGTTGCGTGTTCCGTGGACGCCTGCGTTATAGGTCAGACTGACCAGCGCATCGAACTGGTCTTGCAGCAACTTCTGCACGCGCACCATGCGTATAACGCCGGCTTCCGCTTCTACGACCCGGCGCGCGAACTCAGCCTCGACGGCAGCTGCGCTGACCGGCCTCGCCAGTTCCTCTTTGCTACAAGGGCCTCTGTGGGCAAGGATGCCGGGACCCCAAGTGCAGTTGCCCTTTCCGGCGCCCATATCGTCGTAGTATTTAAATACATCCCGCTCCAACCGACGCATTCGGGCGCGCACTTCAGGGCTCATCTTCATCCCGAAATTGACAGAAGGCGCAGCGGCTACCTGTGCATGTTTGGTCATTGGCTTGCCTTGATCAGTGGGTAAAGGCTGTCAATTTAGACCGGACACGTCACCTGTTTGTTGCGACATGACAGGCAGGCTCATCTGAAGCATTCGAGTAATCGCCGTCGAGGGACGCGGTGTAGAAAAAGCCGGAGATGTGTCGCCGGGGTCCATGATCGGCTCAGTGACGTATGGGGGTAGAGATGGGGGTAGGCAGAATTGAAAAAGCCCCTTCTCAGGGGCTTTTCAGTATTCTTGGCGGAGAGAGGGGGATTCGAACCCCCGGTAGGCTATGAAGCTAACTACGGAATGCCGGAATTGTGTTTAAAACCATCTACTTATGCGCGGCGACCTGTACTATCAAGTTGACCTCCGCACCCTTGCAAGCCCTTGTTTCTATTCATTTCAGCAAGTTTGAATAGTACAGCTCGGCTGCCGCTGGATCACCGGCGTAAGCGCATCGGTAGCGCCGCTTCGGGGCAATAGAATAGCCGTCTAACTGGAGGGAATATGGGCAACGAGATTTACGACGACCTGGACGAGCTGCCGGCAGCGCCGCGAGTCGACATTCCGGAGGCCGACCTAGTGCTGCTGGAGCGGGCGGCGCGCGCTATCGGCGCCGTGCGGATCGAGGTGGTTGATGGCGAGGGCTACGTCAACCTGCACTTCGCCGACGGCTCGGTCGTGCACAGCTGGAATTCGCTCATGTTCAGCGGCGACGCATTCGACTTGGCCGTGCGGCTCCGGCTTGAGGTCCGCATCCACGAACAGGACGCCACCGCGATGACTGCAGATCTCAAATTGGCGAACGAGCCGCACGACGACGACGCCGGTGCAGCCACCCGCCGGGCCATTACTCGCGTCGCAGGCGAGATCGAGAACTAGCGCCCTACTTCGGCCAGGCCTGAACTGTCTTCGCGCAGTGCCTCAACGCGTCAATGCACACTGGCTAATTTTGCTCAGGCGATAAAAGCGAGCACATAGCCTGACATAATCAGCCCATGGAACAACGAACCGACCGTCTCACCGCCGCATACGTTGACCTGGCAGTCAACATCGGCATCTCGTTCGGACTAGACGCCGGCCTGCGCGTTCTGCGAGATCAGAAGACGCCGCCGGCGGTGGTGCAGCGGGTGCTGGTGGAGGGTGGGCCGCGCCGTGGTTTTACTTGGGCCAGGCCTGAACCGTCTTCGCATGACGCGCCGCGCAAGTAGCGTACTGGCCGAGCAACTCGTTCATCCATTCCTGCCACGCGTCGTAGTCGGGCGCGGCGGGACGCTTGACCACCGGACACGGCGCGGCCAACGCGCTATCGAGGGATGCTTTTGTTGGCGGCTTCGATTGCGGCGTCGAGGTTGCGCACGCGGTCAGCATCAGGCACGCAACCAGCAGGCAGAGGTTTCGCATTGCGCAGCTCCTTGGTGAGCGCCGACATTCGCGGCGCCAGGGTGGATTGAATGGTGGCGAACTCGGTGGCCGCCTCGGTGATGCGCGCGGCGTCGGCCTGCAGCGTGGTCAACGCCAGCTCCGACTGGCTGCGCATGGTTTCCGCGTGCGCGCGCTGCAGCTCGGCGATCTCGGCATCGTGCCGCCAGCCGTTCGTGAACCAGCCGGCGGCACCGGCCAGCATCATCGCCAGCAGGAGGCCCAAGCCGGCCAGCAGCGCTCGCGACGATGCGGCGGCGGCCGGTGCGGCGGCTGCCGCTACGACCGGGATCATGGCAGCCCCTTTAAGCACAGCTCGCGCTCGGCCTGGCGCCGGCGCGTGAGGCCGCGCACTTCCTCATAGACCCACTCCATCACGACCTTGCCGCGGGCATCCTTGAGCGGCTTCCCGTCGGGGCCTTTAACTGCCCGCAGAACCTTGACCTTGTTCCAGGCCAGCAGCGCATTGCACGCGCCGACCATGTCGCCAGCGTTCGCGCGCCGCGCCATGCTCGAGCCACAGAACCCGCTCACGCCGATGTTGTAGGCGATGTCGACGAAGGCCACCTTCTGGCCATCGGTCAGGCGCGCGAGCGGAATGCACATTGCGATGCCGGCGGCGTGCCGCTCGAGGTCGCGGTCGAGCTGCGCGCGGCACTGAGCGGGTGTGTACGTCTTGCCCCAGGCCGCGTTCTCGGTGGCACCGGTGCAGTAAGTGAGCACGCCGGCCATGTCCCGGTAGGTGGACAGCTCCGTGCCTTCGAACGCGGGCGTGAAGCTGAGCAACGCCGTCGCGGCCACGGCGCCGACCAGCGCGACCAGGCCGCGCCGCTGTGTAGGTGCGCTCTTAACCATTGCCGGTCAGCGCCGGTTGGGCCACGACGCGAGCGATCGCTGCGCCGAGCGAGGTCAGTCCGGCGGCCACCACCAGGATGGGCGCGGTACCGCTGGCGTACAGGTTCATGCCGGCTTCGATTGCCGAAGCGACTGCAGCCAGCAGCGCGAAGCGTACCGACCACAGTCGCGGGAATTGCTTACTTGCGTCTTCGATGAATTTCATGGTTTCTCCAGTGGTGGGCAAAATGGCTTTGCTTCAGGCGCCTGAAGCTGCGCGAGGAACTGCGCCAGGCGCACTTCCCGTTCGTGGCACTCGAGCTCGGCCAGCCGGTTCTCGCGCGAGTTGCGCTGATGCGTGTACCAGGCGTTCAGCAAGAACGTCAGCAGCGCGGTGAGGATGCCGACGATGACGCCGACCTGCGTCAGGGTCAGGGAGGTGGCGACCGTTACTGCGGCGCCGGCGTAGCTGCCGACTTCCGGCGGGGTTGTCTTGCTGATGCTCATTGCTGCCTTTCGATGGGCGTAAAAAAACCCACCGAGGCGGGCTGTGTCTTGCAGTGTGCGACCGTGCCCGGGTGGGCGGCGAGGATTACAGCCGTGCAGCGGTGATGAACAGTTCGTCAAGCGCGTCGTCGTCGAGGCCCAGCGCGGCGCCCATCATCACGACGAGCGGACTGTTGCGGGCAACGACGCTCGAATAGTCCCACTCGATGCGCGCGGCCTCGCGATCAGGACTCGGCAGCGATTCGATAGCGGCGTCGACCTGGCCCAGCACGCCGCGCGCCAGCAGCGCCAGGCGGGCTTGGCGCATGCTCACCTCTTGCGGGACGGAGGGTTTCAGCGCCTCAGCCTCGCGCGCTTCGATCTCGGCGAGTTCTTCTGAGGTAGCTTCGCGGTATTCGCCGCTGTCGAAAATCAAGGCAGACATTATGCGATCCCCACTTGGTTACGGTAGCCGTACACGCGCAGCTTGCCAGCCGCGATGACGCCCGCCGAGGCGTAAAGCTGGAAGCCCGTAATTATCGAATTTACATTCACCATCATTAGGCCGTCTTTCGTGTCAAAAGCGCTCGGGCCACGACAGATGCCTGAGAGACGGGCAAGGGTCGGCGAGTTATTGGATGATGTATTCAGGAGGTCAACACTCACGCCGGGTGAGTACGCCGAGCTTGCAAGAGCCCCGGATAGCGCCATCGCGGTTGCCGTAGCACTTGGATCAGACGAGCTGGCGACGGGATTAGGAGTGTAAGTAGCGCCACTGTATACCGCGCCTGCAATGGCCAAGCGCATGTAAAGGATGGAAGTGCCACCCGATAGCAGGAACTCAGAAAAGTCGATCAGATAGTGGTCGTACTCGCTGGTGAAAAGGCTCAGGTAGTTGATTGTCGAGACGTTGGCAATTGTCGCGCTCGCGAGGCAGACCATGGCGCCGCCGAGCGGCTTGTCGCCTTTATCGCCCGTGCGCTGGAACGAGAGCATCAGCGCATCGCCATTCGTGAATGGACTGGTCGTGCTGCTGTCGGTGCACACCACCGTGAGGTTGCGGTAGCCGCTCGGCATGGCCAGCGCGGTGAGGTTGAACGTCATCCACTTCGTGATGTCGCCCTGCTTCACCAGCCGGATCGAGCCCTTGACCGCGCTGCTCGAATCGTCGAACGTGTCGATCAGCGTGGTGTAGTCCTGGCCGGCAGACGTCAGGTCCAGGCGCATCACCGTCGCGGCATTCTGCGTTGTGCTTGACAGGCGCAGCTTGCCGGCGCCCGGGTCGGCGTCCGTGGTCGTGGCATCGAAGACGTACGGGATGGCAAACGCCCCGCCAGCGGCAATGACGGCCGCTTGAGAAACGATGTCCTTCATCTCGGAGACTGAAGCATTGATCTGGCCCGGCAGCTTTCGCTGCGCCAGCACCATCGCTGCCGCTTTCTCGTTGAAAGCCTGCGGGGTATCGGTTGCTGGGTCTGGTGCTGCTGGCAATTCTTCGACTAGCATAAACTTTCCTTGTTAAATAAGTCCGCGCCATTCGACAGGCATTTTTTTGCCGTCGATTGAGAGCGGCAGTTCCCACTGGCCGAGATAGCCATACGAGATCGTCATTGACCAGTTTGTCGAGGCGATCGCGACCATCTCGACGTTTTCCGCTGACTTCATGTATCGATAGACCTCGTCCTCGTATCCACGCGGGATCGCGACCTCGAAATTCATTTTCTTGGCGCTGTCGCGCTTCATCAAAGTGACGTTTCCGAAGGTATCTGCGGTCGAACCCGAATAGCTGAGGATGCCGGCCGTGAGGCCCCACTGCGTCTTTCCGATGAATTTCGATTTGCCGAGGAAGAAGCCGCCAACGGCCGCCTGATTCGATGGGCTTTTGACGGCGACCGTGACAACCGAATCAATGTACGGAGGAAGATCGTCGAATACGGTGTCGCCGATCCACAGAGGCTCCTGGTACCAGAAGTCGTACCAGCTCAAAACGTCGTGCGAGACCAGAGAGCGGGCGCGCGAATAGGTACTCTCCGATTGGCTCACCGAAACCGAAGCACCGGTGACGTTGAGCAGAGTCAACGTATTTGCGAGCTGGCCAGCCTTGACGACCACGATTACTTCTTCGGGCCAAATCGTCTGGCTGTTCACAGCCTTGTCGAACATCTTCAACCGGTTCGTGATCCCGAGCGGAAGCCACTTTGTCTTTTCGGTCAGTGCGGAGGTGTTGCCGTCTGCTAAAGACTCGAATACGAAGTTGGCCGCGTCGCGCACCCGGGCACCCTGCGCATAGCTCCCGGCAGCCCAGAGCGGCTCGGTGATCGGCACGTTCGAATACACCAGGCCAGCGCCGGCGCCCACCACGTCAGCAGCGCGGGTGACTGGAGCGGTCGTAGTTGGGACGTAGCTGCCGGCGCCAAGCATTGCACCCCACACGAATGCGCCGCTTGCACCATCCCCTTGATACACCGTGGTGCTGGCCGGGCCGACCAGGCAAACCCGGAAAAAGCAGGACGCGTCGGACGTGCCCAAGTTGAATATTTGGGTCAGGCGCCACCAACCATTCGGCAGCCGCTGCGCGCTGTAGCTTTGCACCACTCCAGTCGAGCTGGTTTCACCGAAGAAGGCTCCGGTCACCAAATCAAACGAGACGTTAGCGCGAGCAGCGACCGTCGGCACGGAATACATCTCAAGCCGCACCTGGGTACGCTCGCCAGCTTTGACGAACACACTGCGCGTGTACTGCGCGCCGCCATTGATCGCAATGGTCTGGTCGACATAGTGCCCACTGTTCGACGAATTCTCGATCAGCTTGTCAGCCGTGAGTGTGCCATTTGGAGCAATGATCGCGTTTCCTATGACCGAAACGCCATCCTTGCCCCACCGCGAGTCATCGAACGTTTCCGATTGCAAGGCGATGTTCGTCGCGGCTGACTCGAGCAGCGCCCACGGCGCTTTACTCAGGTCGGCGGGATCGTACGTCACGCCCAGGGTATTGGCCGGCACCTCGACAAGCGTGCCGGTCCGGTTGTACACGAACTTGGTGGATGGCCGCGTGAACGCCACAGCGCCAGTGAGCGGCACGGGTTTGATCAGTCGAAAATCTTCTGAACTCATGCAGTCAGCTCCTTGGTGCGCATCGCAGTTCCTCCATCAGTAACAATGTCCAGCGTGTCGGCGCCACGTCGCGTGTTGCGCTGGATCTGATCCAGTGCAGCGCCTTGGCGCTCGATCACCCCCGCTTGGCGTTCGACGGTGGCATTGAGCCGGTCGACCGCTGCAGCCAACGCCGCGCTGTTCTCCTGCGGGCTGGTGAGGCGACGCATCATGCCTTGCGTCTGGCTGGTGTTGAAGATGCGCGCCGCGCCCGTTGCTTCGAGCTCTGGTCCGTTCTCGCCCACCAGCCGCCAACCACCGGCGTGGTCACCGCCGGCCGCATAGCCTGGCACCCGCGCCGACTTTTCTTGGCTGTCGAGGAACGTCTGCTTGATCGAGCCGAGGCTGATGCCGCCCTTGAGCCGGTCCATCCAGTAGTTCAAGCCACCGGCATCAGCCGGGCGCCCGAACACGTCCTGGTACAGCTTCTGGATCTGCGCCTCAGGCGAGTTCTTGATCGAGTCGACGATCGCGCCGGACGAAATGCCGCCGGCCGCGCGGTCCTGCCAGTAGCCCATACCAGCAGCATCCGGCGCACGGCCGAGAGCGGACTGGTACGCCTGGTTGATCGCCGTGGTGGCCGAGTTCACCGGGTTCGCGCTGGCGGCCAGCATTGCGCCGCGCAGCGCCTGGATTGCCTGCTCGATCGAGATCCCCGTCGTGCTGAGGCCTTTCAGGACGTCGATCTGTTCCTGCTCGCGCTCGAGCATCAGGTCGAACTGCTTGACCTGGTCCTCAAGGTTGCGCAGGCCGCGCTCCTCGACCGACAGTGCATCGTCGGTAATGGCGGCCAAGTCCTGCAGCCCGAGCTGCGTCGAGTAGAAATCACGCAGATATTCCTGCTGCGTTGCGAACTGGCCCGTCGAATCCTTGCCGATCGTCGACAAAGCATTTTTCAGGCTGTCGGCATCTGGCAGCACGCCGCTGGCCTTGGCAACCGCCAGAGCATCGCGGATCTGCGCCTGAGCCGATTGGCGGTCTTCTGCCTCGCGACCTGGCGCCGACATACCATCGAGCGTGCCGCGCAGCGCCTGCGACAAGGACTCGATCTTCTGCACGGACTTGGTCCGAACGTCGATCTCTTCCTGGATCGCCTTCTTCTGCCGGTTCACCACGCCCTGCAGGACGGAAAACGCGCCGTCGACACCGCCCATCAAACCTGATGCTGCAGTTTTAGCGGCCTCGGCTGCAGTTTTCGCCGCCTCTGCCGCAGCGGTCTGCGCTTTGACTGCCTCGACTTGATCGAACAGCGCGCGGTTGCTCTCGTCGAGCGCGCCACGCTGTTTTCCCAGCAGCTGCGCCGATGTCATGGTCAGCTGGTCGAACTCGTCCTGCAGCGTTTTTCTCTCAGCGAGAACAGCATTCGCACGTTCGGCGGCCTGCACCTGATCGAACAGCGCGTGGTTGGTCTCGTCGAGTGCCGCACGCTGTTTATTCAGATACTGCGCCGAGGTCATGGTCGCTTCGTCAAGCTGGTCCTGCAACGCCTTGCGCTCATCAGCAACCGCCTCAGCGCGCGCGGCCAGCTGCTCGAGCACTTCCGCTTCCTGCTTGAGAGCGGCGAGCCGGTCATACAGCGCGACCGTAGAAACATCCATGCCGTTGACTTCAGCAGCGCGGCGATCGCCGGGCGACATGCGGGCCTTGAGCATTTCGTCAATCTGGTCCTGATACCCCTTGTTGGTCTCGGCCAGTCGCGCTGCCGCTTCCACGGCAGCGTTGCCAATCTCCTTGAGGTGATCGGCAACCGCTTTGAACTGCGGAGCCAGGGCGAGCAGGCCGGCGTATTGCGCTGCGCCGCGCTCGGTTGCAAGCGCGCCCGACGAGGCCAGGCCCTGCACGGCAACCTTGAACTGGTCGGCTGTGGTCATGCCTGCGTAGCCCAGCGCGGTCAGCTGCTCGTTGAGCGGCTTCTGGATGATCGCGATCTGTTCGGCCTGGCTGAGGAAGTTTTCGTTGAAGAATGTCGTCTTCGATGCCAGCGCATCGATGCCGCCAGCGAATCCCAGCAAGCGCTCGCGCGCCTCCAACGATGCAGTGCCCACGGCGCCGAACGCTGCCTGCGACGTCGCGCCCATCACCACCAGGATCTGGTCCATCGCCGTGTAATTCACCGCCAGGCGCTGCAGTGTGCTCGATGCCTCCTCACCCTGGGCCTGGAATTTCGCGATCTCCGGCAGCAATTCGCCAGCGACCGTGTTCGCCACGCCCGTGAAGAAGTCAGCGATTGCCTTCTGGTTCGCTGCCTCATCCTTGCCCATCGCGATCTTGATGGCCTGCGTGCGCGTGGCGATGCTGTCAGCATTGATGCCGAGCGCACGAGCGAAGTCAGCCGAGGTCGTCTTGATGGCGTCGTACGCCGATGTCAGCCCGGCAGAAAATTCCGCGCTGACTGGGTTCTTGTCGACGTCCTTCTTGTCACTGCGGAACCAACCGCCCTTCTTCACCCAGGCGGCATCCATCGTTCCCGAAAATCCACCGACGTTGAGCGAGCCGTTGAGAGTTTGGTCGCCGGTGTATTCCTTCGGGCCGCGGCCAAACGCCTTCTTACCGATCGTGTAGACCGCCAGCGCGCCGGCCACCCACGGCGCGGCAGCTGCCAGGCCCGAGAGGCCCGATGCGATTCCGCTGGCCACGTTCGGACCGACCAAGCTGGCGATGCCGTTGCCGATGTTCATGCCGAGCGCCGACGTCAGGCCAGACCCCATGCCGGCGCCGTTCAGGCCGCCTGCCAGGCTGCCCAGGAATCCGGTACCCATGCCGCCGGCCAGGGTGGCGCCGCCAGTCAGTGATCCGTACAGGTTCGAGGCGCCATTGGCCAGGCTGGCCATCGAGCCGATCGAGCCGACGCCACCACCGGCGCCCGTCGCAGCGCTCGCATTACCAGCCAGGCCCAACGAACCAGTGAGACCAGCCGACAGCGGGCTCAGTGCCGCCGAAATAACCGGGCGCAGCACCAGCGTGCTGAACATGTTTTTCAGCGTGTCGATCAGGTTTTTCCCGAACGACTTGCCAGACTCGAAGCCGCGCAGCAGCGCATCGGTCAGCGAGCGGTTGATATCTTCACCCGCGCGCTTCCAGTCCTCGGCGGCCTGCTCGGCCGCCTTTTTGCTCGTCTCCATCTGGTCGACCTGGCTGATGGCCACGACGCTGCGCCGCTTTGCATCGATGACCGCTTCCAGTTCCGCAATCTCGCGGGTGTACCCTTTCGAGGCATCGGCCTTGGCCAGCTTTTCCTCGAGGCGCGCGAGCGTCATCTGCTCGATGGCGACCTTCGACATGCCGAATGTGCGCGCCAGTTCTTCGTTGCGATCGGCCTCGTCGTCAGCAGCTTTGATGGAGGCAGCCGACAGCTGCGCTTGCTGCTCGGCCTGCTGCAGGTAGAACGCACCTTCTTCGATGGCGGTTTCCTGGGCGGCTACCTTGGCGATCAGCGCGCGTGTTTCTGCCACGTGCGCCGGGGTCAGCTTGTTCTTGCCCGATGCGATCGCCTCGTCCAGCTTGATCGTCATCTTCTGCGAATCGGACAGCTTGGCGTACCCGCTCAGCTCGAGCTCGTTCGCTGCCGCCTTTTCACCGATCGACGTGACCAGGTTCTGATACGCGGTGGCTTCGGCCTTGATGCCTTGAGCAACGCCCTTGTCGGCATACTTCTCACGGATCCGGCGCTCCATCTCACCGTATTCTGCGGTCTTGCCCTTGAGGTCTTCGATGGCTTTCAGTTCGGCCGCCATCTGCTCCTGCTTGGTCGCGTGCTCCTTTTTGAACGCTTTCACGCGTTCGTCCACCGACTGCGCGACGACGGCCGCGCCGGTCGAGTCGGCTTTCGCCATTTTCTCGGTCAGGTCCGTGATATCGCGCAGCACACCGATTCGCGCGAATTCGATATCGGTGTTGCTCTTGCCAGCAAATGCACCGGCACGCATGTTGATCTGGTTCAGGCGCTCCGACGCAGCGGCGAGCTGGTTCACGAACGGCAGCTGCTTTTCTGCGTCACTCTTGGTCACGCCCAGATTGCGCAGCTTGAGCAGCTTCTCGTTCTTGTCGATTTGCTCGTCGAGGCCTTTAATGATGCGCACCTGCGCTTCGTCGAACGACTCGGCGGCCTTCTCGGTCGCCTCTTTTGACTTGTTGCCCCACACCATCCAGGCGGTGGCGGCCAGGCCCAGCAGCGTGATGATGGTGCCGATCGGGCCGCCCATGAACATCATGGCGCCGCGCAGCACGCCCATCGCGCGCGCAGCAACGCCGGTTGCCGCCGCTTGCGCCGTCAGCGCTGCGCTGGCGGCGCCGGCGGAAACGGTCGCACCGTTGGCGGCGACTGCCTGACCGGCCAGTGCGATAGCATGGGCTTCACTGAGAGCGATCGCGCGCGCCTGCGCCGGGATCAATCCGTTGGTGGCGATGGCGAGCGCCACGGCGCCCTCGGCGGCCAGCACCGACGAGCGCAGTTCGGCCACGCGCGCGGTCGCGAGATTCGCCGCGGTCGCAGCGGTGCGCACGTTGGCCTGGGCTTCTGCCAACTTCGCGGCCGCAATGACCGATGCTGCCTCGGTGGACGCTACTGCGCCAGCCAGCGTCGACGTGCGAAGCGCGTTGTTGTCGGCGATCTGCTTGTAGGTTGCCACGCCCCAGCTCTGGAACATGGTCACCAGCTTGGAGACGCCCAATGTCGTGATCACGCCCGCGAGCAGCCCGAGGTTACTCGACAGCAGCCCGATGACCGATACCAGACCGGACACTGCACCGCTGGCGTTGGCCTGGATGCCCACGAACTCCATTACGTTATTGCGCAGCACCGTGAAGGCGCCCGAGATCGTCTGGATTTCTTTCGCCTCCACGCGCAGTTTTTCCAGCGCAGCAGGCAGCACGTCGGCCATGATTTTCGACGTGATCTTGCCTTCTTCCGCCATTTTTTTCAGGGCGCCCACAGGCAGGCCCATACCGTCGGCCAGAGCTTTCATCAGGCGCGGAGCGGACTCGTTCACCGCATTGAATTCTTCGCCCCGAAGTGTTCCAGAAGCGAACGCCTGGGAAAGCTGCAGCTGCGCGGACGCCGATTCGGACGCGGCCGCACCTGAAACCACCAGCGCAAGGTTGACCGTCTCGACGATTTGCGAAACCTTTTTTTGCTCGACGCCCAGCTCGCGCGTACCGTTGGCAATCCGTGCGTACAGGATGCCGGTCTCCATCAGCCCTTGCGTCGACTGCGTCGCGATCCGCTTCACGTCGGTATAGGCCGCTGCGTATTCGCGCTGTGATGTAGTCGCCAGCTTGAGCTGCGAGGTGAACTTGGCGTACTCGTCGACCATACGGCCGAGTTGCTGCACGCCGAGCGCGCCAGCGATCGAGGCGATCGCGCCCTTCGCAGCATTGGCAGCCCGTTCCATGCCGGCGGTGGCATTCCCGACCACCTGGCGTGCGGAGTCCATGTCGCGCTGCAGCCGTGCGATATCCGCGCGCAGGCGAATTTCCATGTCTCCGATAATCATCTTGTATTACTCCAGAATTGGACAAGCCACCCGCAGTTGGCTTGTCAGGTTTTTTGCGACGCGCGACTCTGTGCTTCCATCGCGATGCCGTCGAACATGTGGATAACTTCCAGCTCCCAGCGATTGAACTGGACGCCCCACAGCTGCTGGTAGGCCAGGATCTCTTGCGAGGTCAGTTCGCCCGGGCCCGACACGCCGGCCGGGCGCCCCATCTTGCAGAAGGCATCCCACAGCGGCCGGCCCGCCTTGGGCCATTCCATCGTCAGCAGCGGGTCGACCTCTTTCGTGTTCTTGGCCAGACGCTGCAGGTGCGTGCGCAGCGTGGCGCCATCACCCTGCCGGGCCGAGAGTTCGAACTCGGCCCGGGCGCAGTCCGCTAGGCTTTCGCGGAGTCGACGATAAAAAGCTCGGTCTTGTGGATGCCAGCGCGGACCTGGGCGCGCAGCCACTGCTTCTTCGGATCGGTCAGCACGGTGCGGACGTTCGC